AACTCATCTTCCTCTAAGCTTTCAGATCCTCTTTGTGCAAACTCTCCAACTTCGTAGACTGCCAACGCATCTCCTACGCCAGGAGACACACTAATCGCTAGCTGATCTACTATCGGCAGTTCTTCAAACTCACGATAAGCTTCACGAATATTACCTTCGGAAGCTGCCGTCTTTAGTTTCTCAAGTACCTCTGCTCTAGTCGCCACGCTCTTTACCTCTGCTTTGGATTTGTTATTTTTCTTTGTGTAAGTATTGCTGATTTATTTACTTTATCTACCCTTGGAGTTGCAATAATTTCATAACCAGGTGCAGGCTTCACATCTTTAGAAAACTTAGTTTTTAAAAGGTATTCATTACCCTCAAAATCTCTTTCTTTTAATAATTGTTTTTCTAATTTTTCCCTTTGTTTTGTTAGATCAGAATATTTCTTTGAGGATTTCTTCATTAAATCTCCGCCTTGAGGTTCGTTTGCACCCAATTGAGCTTTGCCTCTTTGATAATCACCAATAGCTTTATTTTCTTTAACTTTTAAATCTTTTATCCTGTCTAAAAGCTTCCTAGCTTTATTTGCAGATATAGCAAGCTTACCTCCTGGTCCAGCACCAAGGGATGCGTAGTCTACGGGATTGAAAGGATCAAAGATAATGTCGGTAAAGTCTTTTACCCTAAGATCATCTTTGGAGTCGTTATCTAGTTTTTTTTTTCTAAATCTTCAAGTATATCGTCAAGAGATTCAGATTCTGGAAAGAACATCTGTTCTTGTTGCATAAGGTTCCTGTCCATATTAGATATGGTACGTCCTTGATCGGCAATTGCATTTCTTCGTTGCTCATTTGCTAAGCTCGTTTGTCTTGCAGACTCAGCCCTTCTCATTACATCTTCAAAACTAAGAATACCCATACCATAAAGATCTGCATCTCTGTCAGATATAATACGGTTTGATTGTAATAAGAAATTTTTTAAACTTTGAGCTTTTCTTTCTGCTGGAGATATACCTTCTCTAGCACCTTGGTCTGCGATCATTCTATCTAGATCTGAAATCATTCTATCTCTACTAGGAAGATCTATAAAAGCACTTGGAAGGTTTCTTCGCCTTCTAAAATCATCTCTACTCTCAAGCATTTTATCTCTAAGTTCTTGTGCCTTTAGGATCTCTCTTTTAGAAAGACCGTCAGGTGTCCCTGCTGCGAATCCTGGTCGCATCATAGGGAACCGTTCCGTAGGCATTCTTTCTGGCATAGGCATAGGAAGGGGTGCGCGAGGTAATGGGGGTGACATCCGTTCCCTCGCACTTTGATTTGGTAGCCTTGCAAAGATGTTTCCGAGTCCGCCGCCAAAAAACCTTGGGGTGGGTTTAGGTGACGGCATCCTCTCGGGAATAATTTGTGGTAAACGTCTAGGTCTTCTAATAGGCATACGCATAAAAGGCAAGCCTGAAGTTGGAGGATTAAGATCTGGATCTAAAGTTACAAGCGGATAATCTCCATAACCAGGTAGAAAATCCACACCACCCATAACACCCCCTAACGGATTAGGCATAGGCCTTGGTGCTTGTTTACTTATACCAAACATTCTATCGAATTTGTTTCCCATAGATGTAGGTCTAGGAGACATAGGAGGTTGCATTTGATTCTGCATACCCCTTGCTCTGTTTTTTAGATCTCTAAAGAATCCCATTACAAAATAATATATTAATTAGATTGTAAAACCAAGAGCGCCATCACCCATACCGAACATCTCTTCAGCCATTTCTAGTTCTTCTAGAGTCATACCGATCTCATTTAGGAACTGTTCTATCTGTTCAGGGGTAGCACCTTCAGCCTCCATTTGTTCTACAATTTTTATAATTTGCATGAGGGCTTGTTTAGCTTCGTTTTTTTCTTCTTCGCTAAGACTATTCAGTTGTGCCTGTAATTGCTCTGGTAAAGCAGGGGCCGCCGGAGTCCCTGTCATCATTTGTTGGTCGGGCATCATAACAGGTGCCACATCCATATTCATTACATCTTCTTCCATAGCTATATCCTACGTGGTTGATCGGATTGTAACACCAGATAAAGTGAAATGTAAAAAAAATGGTTTTTGTTTGTGTGAGATCTTGTCCTTGTGTGTGTCCCTACCGTGTAGCGCCGATTTGCCCCTCCCCCCGTCCAGACGCCCGATACCCGATCCAAAAACGCCGAACAAATAGAGTCCCATAAAAAAAGGGAGCTAATGCTCCCTTCTTTCTTTGGTTAATCTTACGAGTCCAACGGCGGCACTAATGTCATGCCGAGGTTCTCAGGTGTTGCCTGTCCGAGTAAGTCGTTCATCTCAGCGTTGATTCCGCCTTGTGCGATTACGTGTACTCCATTAATGATTAGGCTTTGGCAACTGGTTTCAATCGCTTTGCCTACAACTACGGTTCCAGTTTCATCATATAACATTATTTCTATTTTCATTTTGACCTCCTAAAAGTCGTGTATTAATAAATGAAATTAAAGTATGCAGTCTTTTTCAAATCTACCTTTACAGTAGATAACAGTCTAAGCTGACCCCAAACTCCACCTTCCAAACCAAGGTTGCGTTTCTGCGTTACTCTTTACTCGACAATAACCTTGACCGTTATTGCCATTCATTAGCACGTAATACTTATCTATAGTTTTTCTTACTTTACTAATGAGAGGGCTAACCGCAAACTTTAATTTCATATGCGTATACTAAACTATTGGATACACTTTGTATACTATTATTTCATCTTTTTTTCCTTAGTTAATACAGTAGTTCGTTGCGACTTCTTGGGTGAACCACTCCCTCAATGAACACAAATAAATATGTTTGGTCTGTTGTCCCTGGATGGTAGATCTGTCCTTGTGTAAGAGTACTCTGCTGGCTAGCAGGCCCGAACCCGAGATTGTTACTCATCCCCGATCCCGACCAGCCATTAGGAATACCAGCAGGTACAAAACTATTGCTACTTCAAGCATCCGTACATTTCTTCCCAGTAATCATCGATATATTTAAAATCCGATATGATTAGCTTACACGAGTCACCCCACCAAGATCCTTGGATTTCTTCATGATACGTGTCCAGCCATACAGAGGGACCGCCCCCGGCTAACATGATCCGGACACCCAAATAAGTACCATCTCCGTCAATCGTATACTTTATATCGTATGCTTCATACGGCGGATCGCCATCCCCATCAGGATCATAAAACAACATTTTACCGTTACAAACGTCCTCGGCGTATTTCCTGCACAAGTCTCGCAGTCTTTTTTCTGACTCTCTCAGCTCTTGGCTCATTAGATCTCTCCTATAAGTTAATGAACCATAATAATAACCATCTGGATACATCTTGTCAACTCTTTATTTATATTTATTCCAGGGCCGGAGATCCTGGCTGGCCCAGACTTGTGTTACCGTTGTGTATTCTTCTCCCACGCCAGAGCTAAAAACCCCCATCCCAGCCCCGATTTAGATCCCCGAATGGGATTACCAGACAAAATAGATCTACCTGCCTGGCCACACCAAAGATCTCCTGGTTGTGTTATTGTGTTATTTACTTGTGTTATCCCACCCCACACTCATATCCAAATCCCGATCCCGAACTCCCGACATAAAAAAGCCCGAACTAAGTCGGGCTAATTTATAAAGAGTTAATCAGTTCATAAAACCACCTCCCTCTCCAAGTATTCAAACAATTCATCAACTGTCTCTGCACCCACTTGAGCAATCAGGATAGATTCGGTAAGAATAGGTTGTATAGAATATTTACTTTCTAATTTCAGACGCAAACCCGTAACATCATTCTGTCTGTACCGATAGTAAGTCTCCTCAGATAACTTCCAATACTCAGAGGGGTTGTCTTTATTGTATTTAGCAATCTGCTCACGAACATCAAAATCTAAGGAGTTAAGCTTCTCTTGTAGCTTTTCTCTTTCTTCAATATTCTTCTTAATGTCTTTGAAGTCTTTGGTCTTTGACAAATCTTGTGTTTTCAAGACTAACTTTTCTTCCATTCTCTTGATGAACTTAGAAGCGATTGCTTCCCTTTCTGCTTTATTGGTTTTCATAATTACCCTCCTAATAGGTATTTGTTAATGAGCTTTCATTATAACTAAATGGTTACAGTTTGTATACATATTTACGTAAGTAATTTAGAGCTTGACCAGACCTTCCAGCCCATCTCACGCCGTCTCCATCCCAGCTCTGGTGTGTTATCATGTGTTATGCACCAAGCATCACAAACCTTCCCCCGACCCCGAAAAGAAAGCCCCGACCCGACCCGACTACTACCATCAGTTTTCCCTGGCTGGAGATCCAGAGCTACTTGTGTTGTGTGTTATTCCAACCCGAACCTGATAACCGTCAATCCTATTAGCTAAGCCCGACCCCGACCCGATTTATGCGTTGCTTTTTTGTGGGAAAGTGACCGAGAGAGAGGGGAAATGCGATTAACTTTCCAATTTCCGCCATATGCGTAAATATAACTATAAAAATATATTACACTTTGTACCCTAAAGTTGTTGCATATAGTGGATACATTTGGTAATCTAAACAAGTATATTTTTATTAACCCACAAACTTAGAGGAGAGTAATTATGGGAACAAGAAGCAATATCGCTTACAAAAAATCAGACGGGAAGATCGTTAGTATGTATTGTCATTATGACGGCTACCCACAACATAACGGCGTAATGTTACACAAACATTACAACACCAAAGAGAAAGCCAGAGGCCTCGTAGATAACGGCTATCAATCATTCTTGAGAGAAACCGTAGAAGATAGTAACTACAACAGAGTGCATGAAGAACCACCCACAACATATCATTCATTTCAAGCGTTTATTATGGATATAAACTTTGATATTGAATGGGTATACCTATTCAAAGATGATGTTTGGCATGTTGCTGAGACATCATATATCAAGTTGCCTAGTGGCAGTTATGATATTGAAGTTGAGGATTTTACACCCTTAGAATCTGTATTAAGGTTTGTACTTCATGAGAAAAATTATGTTGAAGGAGATCAATAATGCAAGTTTATGTAGCGCTTCAAATGTATAAAGGCGTTGTTTTGCAGGTTTATGCTTATAAAAACGACCCTGACCCATATAATAAATTCAAATATGACCGAGAGGAAGATGACGGTACGAGAGTTTTTATTGTTGATGTTAATGAAAGAGAGTCAGAAGGAGATAAATAATGATAATTAAACATTTAAAAAATAAGACAACGATAGAGTTATCGCCAAAAGAATTAGATAAATACATTACGGCAGTAAACGATTTAGATAATGCGTTAATGACTTTATTTGAATGCCAAGATATGTATCTTAGTGATCTAAGTAATCTTGAAACTTTACGCTTTAGATTAACCGAGGTTTTTGGATTGGTTAAGAAAGACTATAGATATGTAAAAGCTAGTAACAAAGTTATTGAAAACTAATGAGGTATATGTGCGCAGAGTGTGGTGCTGAAATAGAAAGACCACAAGAAATGACAAAGCCGAAAAAGTTTATCTTTGATAACTTATTTGTAGCTGATGCTGATGTTGAATGTCCCAAATGTAAGGAGTTAAATAATGCTAACTAAAAAAGAATATGTTGTATGGGTTGGTAGTTGTGATGATTATTATGCTACATACGAAAGAGCCAAAGAGCATTATGATGAATGGATTGAGCAAGGATATGATGACGTACATTTATTTAAACTAGAGGAGTCCAATAATGAATCTTAAAGAACCATACAAAACCTGGCGAGAGACTTGCCCAGATGAAGCTAATGGATTAGTTAGTAAGCGTAAGAAGGGCAACAGGTGGGACATAATATTTAAGTCCGCTAAAGCTAGAAACAAACTCAAGGAGAAAAGCTAATGGCTGAAAAATTTAATAATGTTGGTTTATGGGATATAACATTTTATAGATTAAATGATGAAGGAAACCCTTATAAAAAGAATGGTAAGGTTGTCCTATACGATACTGATTCAGATTTTGCAGATACTTTAGACTGGGTACAGTTAGAAGATTTAGTGGAGAAAAGCTAAGTTGCTTAATAACCGTATTATCAGTATCATAACGGAGTGGTACTTGTTAGTTTTGATTCCAAACTTCTCTACTCTCCTAAAAGTATGTGTCTAGCGAGTACCACACCCCAATCATGACGTTCTTGTTCTGGCTTGCCTTGTTCTTATATGTGCTTATCTTTGTACTAGATAGACCTAATCAGAAATAACTTCCCCTTCAACCTCTTGAGGATTTGCCGTCTGTAAGTCCTCCTCTTCTAATGCCTCCAAATCCGCTTCATCTACCATCTCAGCAGGATCTCCTGGAGCTGGGAGATCTACTGGATCTATAGCCGTAATACTTCCCATCAGTTGTTCCAGGCGTTTCTCTACTTCTTCCCGACTCATTTGATCTATCTTCCCGAACATAACTTCTTTCCTATCGACAATAAGACCCCCGACCTTGAGCAAACTATTCTGGGCCGAGATAGCCGCGTTAAAGGACCCGGCTTCTAAGGCCTTGTCTCTAATATCATATAAATCCTGAACTGCCCGATCATAATTCAATTCATATTTCTTCTTAGCTTCATTCATCAGATAGTTATACTCTTTACGTATAACAGGATGATTCATAAGTTTATTAGCTGATTGTCTAGCATCTTTGTAGCCAGCCTTATGAGCACACTCTACGAGAGTAAGCCGAGGATTATTAACGGCTTGCCATATAAAGTTTCGTTGTCTGCGATTAAGGGAGTTATCTAGATTAGCGTATTCGATAGGAGCTTCCTCTTCTGGAGCTAGAATGGGTTCATATTCAAGTTTGTTTTTTCTATATCCCATATGTATTTAGCAGTTTAGAGACAAAGTAGTTATATATACCTACCCCCACATTACCCTAAAGTGTATGGAGAGGATACCTTACCTGGAATTATCCAGTCAAGATATTTGTTATATTTTTATACTGTTTTCTCTATTTTCCTGTGACAAAAATGAAAAAAATAAAATAATCCCGAAACCCGCCTAGTTATAGGCTTTTTGACCGTCATACATTTATGACAATAATAGGACAATAATGCTTTAGTCATCATCTGAACCCGATTTTGGGGTTAAAGCCTCAAATAAAACGTAGTTATTAAACACGCTTTCGTGCCTATCTACTTCCATGTATTGATTAAGGATCTCATCTATAAGACTAAGTGTGCTTTGATCGTCCTCTGTAATCTTCTGTAGATTCCAAATGCAATAGCTTAGTGTTGATAGAACTACGGTAAGCTTTTCCTCACCCCTTTGTTCATATCCCTTGAACATACTATTTAACCGTTCTACCGTCTCCTGGAGGGTAGGACGAGCCATTTTATCCTTTATAGGAACTACTTTTAATGTCATATATGAACTATACCTTAGTTTTACCCCGAATCTCTTGATATTCATCCAAGATCTTCTTTGTTTTGCCGTACATCTCATGAAGTATCATAGAGTAACTACCAGCTTGTATTGGAGTATGATTGTCAGCCGCGTTAGCTTCATGCTCGATGCAATAATCTAAACGGTCATTCATATCCTTTATAACCTTCATTACTTCTTCATGCCTACATATCGGACACCCGAAACCTTGTAGGTGTTCAAAAGGTGTAGCCAAGAAGTCCCCATGATCAGGGCAACCTATAGTTATGTCGTCATCCATAACTACGTAATCTTTTTTTTCTCTACTCATATGCAATCTCCTAAATTACTAAGTGTAGACATTATATACTTTATACAATAAAATACAATTTACATATTTTATCAGTAAATACTTTAGGAGAGTACTATGGATATACGAAAAGAACTGGATGCTATTATTGAGACATCCACCAACAATCTACATGACCATGTAGAACGAGAGATTACAAAGGATAAATTAAACTATACTTTGTTTCACCTTCAGACAAACATATCTGAACTAGCCCAATGCATCAAAGAAATAACTGATGCACTTGAAAAACTAGAGGAGGCATCATGATAGAAATAGATCAAAGAAATGACCAATGTGCATACATAAAGGTTGGAAACATAACCGTATATGTAGAAGATTCAGAAGCCGCACCAGAGTATGTTCACGTTTGGAGGAATAGAAATGTAGAGCTATTCCTAACAAGTGATGGAGAAGTGGAAATAAATGGAGGAACCAAATGAACGAACTACCAGAAATATTAGAAAACCAAGAACACGTAGTCTTGGGAGACGCAGTTTATTTTCCAGATATGGAACATAACTTTTATCATGAAGCTCCAGGTATATCATCATCAAACATAAGAAGGTTTGGACAAAGCCAGCTCCACGCACTTGAAGAAGAAAACGAGACGACACCAGCTATGAAGTTTGGGACCGCCGCACATTCTTTGATTGTTGAAGGAGAAGAGGCCTTTGTTAATGATGTAGTTTGCCTAAGTGGATCTCCATACACCAACGCCAATAAAGAGCTAAAGAAGGAGTATGAAGATAGAGGGCTAACCGTTATATCATCTAAGGATAAAGAAACCGTATACAGTATGCGAGAAGCCTTGATACCAGAAGGACACAAACATTTGTCAGCAGTACAGGGTGAATATCCAGAAGTATTTAACTCTCCGTTTGAAAGAGCGATCTTTTGGTGGGAAAAGGATCTATTACTGAAAGTTAAATCTGATGTGCTTAGATACCCCTTAGATCCATCTAGCGATCCGAAATCTATAATCTTGGTTGATTATAAGACTACTACCGATTGTTCTGTTAGAGGCTTTACATCATCCATTAGGAAGTACCAATACGAACTACAAGCAGCTTGGTATAAACGTGGATATGAAAGGGCTGGGTTCAACGTGGTTGACTTTATTTTTGTGGCACAAGAAAAGAAGAAACCGTATGCAAGTAAGATCTTCAAGATGAAACATGAGGACATGACATCTGGCTGGTTAAAGCTGGAGCATCTGCTGGGTGAATACAACGCAGTATTAAACGGTAAGGAAGCCACCATATACAACTCACCTAATATAGTTAACGTAGATCTAAAAGGCTGGGGTGAAGAGTAATGAAAAAGAAAGTATTTTCAAAAAGAAACTTAGAAATATTAGATGAATGGAACAATGATTATGACTCTACACTACAAAGTATTGGAAATAAATATGGGCTTAGTAGGGAACGTGTAAGACAAATTTTATTTATGGCAAAAAAACGTGGTTTGAATGTAGAAGAATCTGTAGAAAAAACAAAATTAAGAAATGAAATAAAAAAGGAAGGTCTTATAAAAGAGATAAATATAGGATTAAGACATTACGGCACATTAAAATACTTTGAATGGCGCAAGTTATATTTAAAACAATATTCTAGACCTTCTAAAGAATATCAATTTCGTAGTAAAATTTTAAAAGAAGTTTTGTTAAAAAGATGGAATGAAGATTTAGATCCTTTATTTAATTTTCATATTTCTATTAATTTAAAACCTATGCATTACCAAATTTTAGATCTTAGAAAATCAGGCAAAACTTTAGAGCAAATAGCTAAAATAATTAACAGATCAATACCATTAGTTTCGCGTTATTTGAGAGATTTACATGAGCATGATCTTTATGATTATTCTAATGAAAAACAAAGAGAGGCTGTAAGTCACGATAATTTTGTAATTGAAAAAAATCTTAATCGTATAAGAGATGAATTGCGACAAGGTAAATTTCTGAGTGAAATAAATATAAAGCCAGGCGTAACCAACTTTGGAAAAGAAACTGTAAGACATTACATAAGAAGACATTTTCTTTACCCATATTATGTAAATCAAAAAAAACAAACAGAAAAGGTTAACGAAGCAATAATTCGTTTAGCGTAAGGAGGTATAAAATGAGTGAAGATTTAGTAAAACAACCACCTCACTATACTAGGGGTGAGATAGAGTATATAGAGGCTATGAGATCTATGCTTACGGCAGAAGAGTTCAAAGGTTTCTGTAAGGGCAACGCAGTTAAATATATATGGAGAGAAGATCACAAGGGATCTAACATCCAGGATCTAGAGAAGGCCGTTGTATATCTTAACTGGGCTATTGATAATCTAAAGAATATGTAAGTATGGACGCTAAAAGAAAAGCTCAACGAGCAAGAATCAAAGCATACGAAAAAGGTAGAGCAAAGTACAATTTAAGTATCATGCGACTACCTGATTTTTGGAAATGGGTTAAAAGAATATACCCTGAAGAATTAGGCAAAACTGTAAAGCTAGCCAAATGGTCAAAAGAAATATCAAAACAAAAAAAAGGGGCATAAAGCCCCTTTTTCTTTTCTACACTTAGAAGGGAGGTTTATCACCTACCAAAGTTGGTTTCAATTCTGAAGGTTCCATCTTAATGATTTTAGTCTTATTAGATGTAACTTGTTCACCTTCTTTGTTTGTCCAAGTATCTTCATACTGTCTGATACCAAGTCTAAGTTGCTTACCGATAAAATCTTTTGCAAGATCCGGTAGCTTCTTAAATCCAACAACAATAGCAAGACGACTAAATATCTCACTCGCTATTCTTTTAGAATCCTTATTAGCAGACCAAAGGTTGTACCATTCATTATGGTCGCGATATTTACCACCATCAATCTGAAAGGTTATTTTCTGAGTCCAATTACCGCTATCCGCTTTATACTTCTCAGCGGCAATTATCTTAGCCTCATACTCACCAGTTGGAGCAACCTCGGGACCTTTCGATTCCATTTGCTCCGCATTTTCGAAAAAATCAACATCATTAAAGTCTGACATTATGCACTCTCCTTATTTTCAATATTAATAGAAAACCCTAACTTCTCGATTAGGGCAGTTAGATTAGGTTCCTCGAATTTATCGAGTTTACCGCTACGATCTTTCGCTGTGTAACCTCCATGTATTCGTGTTTGTAAAGCCCTCTTAATTACAGAATCACCATTTTCATCAACGTCATCATAAACACGTAATGCTAAGACTTCATCAAAGAAATAAGTTATTGCCTCACCAAGAGGTTTACTTGCCATTTTAGGACCAAATAAAAATATGCCATCATTATTTTCTTTACCTTCTTTGCAAAGAAATAATACGTGCATATCTAAATCCCTAAATGATCTCATAAGACTCGTAACGGCTTCACTTACGTTCTGGTAAGCCATTCTTCCATCTTTATTTTTTGTTTTCTCATGTACCAGTAAGATCTCTGAAATCTCTGAAACTGAGTCTAAACACACGCTATCAAAGGATAGTTCGCCAGATGAAAGAGCTTCATAAACTTCTCTTAAATCTTCAATACTAGAAACCTCAATAGCAGATACATTAGGTGCATCTTTGATAGAAAGCAATCCAGCCTCCGCACTTATGACTAATACTTTGCCAGGCATACTTTGTGTTGAGTATGTTTTTCCGGCTCCCGCTTGACCATAAATGAGAAGCTTTGCTCCTTGTTGATCCACCATTTTATCTGGTGTTTTTATCTTATCTTTTAAGCTCATAATCTACCCTCCTTATATATGTGTAAAAATGAACTTGTAAATTATAACCTGTGAAACTACAATATGTAAATCATATTATTTAGGAGATGTATATGAAAAAACAAATCGACACAACTTGGCTTGCAAATTATTATTTCAGGACCAAAACTTTAGCAACAAATAAATTGAAGGAGTTAGATACGATGGGCGTTCAACCTAATCACAAAGAAAGAAAAATAGATCATTACACGTTACCTGTTTACATTAAATTTCTTGGTTATAGAAAAGCCGCAGAAGATTTCAACTGTTCAGAAGCAACATGCAAAGCCTGGAGGTATGGATATAGGCAACCGTCAATAGCACAAGCCAAACAAATAATAAGGGCTACTGAAGGAAGATTAGATTTTGAATCTATCTACGGATCTATATCGGATATATTCCC